ACGCGAGAGCGTAGCTTTCGCGCTGGCACGTGAGACGTGCCGCGCGCACATGACGCTGCCCGTGCCCATCTATGGCCTGTTGCTGTCGGACCTGATCGAGCTTGGCCTCTACCGCCGGCCGATGGAGTGGCGGCCTTCGGCCGCCGATCGACCGATCCTCTGGGACGTTCTCTCCGACGCGCCGATGGCAACCGAGCACGCCAACGCCCGCTTCTTCGTGCCCTTCCTCGCGCGCACCGGCTGGGCGCTGTTCACCGATGGTGACGTGCTGTTCCGCGACAATGTCTGCCGGCTGTTCGACCAGCTTGATCGCCGCAAGGCGGTCTATTGCGTGCATCACGACCATCGGCCGAAGGAAGATCGCAAGATGGATGGCCAGATTCAGACGCGCTATGCGCGAAAGAACTGGACAAGCGTCATCGCCTTCAACTGCGACCACCCGGCGAACAAGGCTGGCCTGACACTCGATCTTCTCAACTCCGCGCCCGGCCGCGACCTTCACCGTCTGTGCTGGCTCGACGATGGCGACATCGGCGAATTGCACGCCGAATGGAATTGCCTTGTCGGCCACTCCGGCGAGGACGTGAACGCGAGAATTGCGCACTTCACCAGCGGAGTCCCGGACATGCCGGGCTACGAGAATCAGCGCTACGCCGATGAATGGTTCAAGGCGCGCGAGGCATGGATACGCGGTGGAACAAGGCTCTTGGTGGACTCATGGGATATGGGGATGAGATCATTGGCTCTGGCCTCGCCAAAGGCGCGGCCGAGCGCGGGGTGCGCATCGCCTTCGGGCAGGCCGGCCGGATCATCTGGCACGCAACGAACGCCCCTTTAATTTTTCAGGGCAATCCTAACGTGGCGCCGCCCGGCTCCGAGCGTGGCGGTGGCCTCGAATGGATCGAGCACTACCCGGGCAGGCGCGTCTATTGCCGCCTGATCGAGCAAGGCGGCCGGAGGCGGTGGCATTTCAAGGCCGGGCAAATTCGCGCCGGCGAATTGTGGTTGACGCAGAAGGAGCATGATGAGGCGGCTGCACTGACGGGCGATTCCGATCGGCTGGTCATCATCGAGCCGAACACCAAAGACAGCGCACCCAACAAGCGATGGGGATATGATCGATACGCATCGGTCGCTCGATTACTGGCAAAGGCGGGCTATCGGGTGGCTCAATTCGCTGCCGGGGGGATGGCTCTTGCTGGTGTCGAGCAAATTCGGCCCCCGGGCTTTCGTCTCGCGTGCGCGGTTCTGCAACGCGCCCGACTGTACGTCGGACCTGAAGGCGGCCTGCACCATGCCGCCGCAGCGCTCCGCACACCCGCCGTCGTGATCTTCGGCGGCTTCATCTCGCCGACGGTCACCGGCTATCGCACCCAGCGCAACCACTTCGCCGGCGAAGGGCTGGGCTGCGGATCAATCGATCCCTGTGAGCACTGCCGCGCCGCTATGGACAAAATCAAAGTCTCGGCCATAGAGTGCGACGCCATGTCGCTATTGGAGGAAGGAGAGCCATGTCCGTCAGTCGCACCGTCGCCGCCCTTGTCGGAAGAGTCCCCGTCGGCTTTGTTGAAACGATCGCCATCCCGCAAGCTGAGGCGGTTCAATCGACCGTAGTCGCAGCCATCGCCACCGCACTCGAACAACTGGCGGCCGAGCTTCGCGCGAACCCGGCCGTCATTGCGATCGACAAGGTCCAGATGCAGATGGCGCCGGCGATCCCGCGCCAGACAGGCGCGTCCTTCCAAGTCTCGATCCTGCTGACGGAGCCTTCGGCATGAAACAGGTCCGCGGTTTCTGGCTGCCCGACTATGAAGAGCACCTCGTCGACATGATCATGAACAGCCCGGAGTTTGCTGGCGGTCCGACCTATCAGTTCCACAAATTTCAACTGTGCTTCAAGTACATCAAGAATTTCGGCCTTGGTGTCGATATCGGCGGGCATTGCGGATTGTGGTCGCGGGTGATGGCAAAATGCTTCACCAAGGTGATCGCGTTCGAGCCGGTCGAAGAGCACGCCAAGTGCTTTCACGCCAACGTCACCGATGACAATGTCACGCTGCTGGACTATGCGCTCGGTGCGGGTGCGATCGACAGCGTGCGTCTGACCACCGGCAAAAATTCAAGTGGCGATACCTTCATCACCACGGACGGCGAGCACGAAGCAACGATGCGCACGCTCGACAGCTTCGACCTGCCGCGCGTCGACTTCATCAAGATCGATTGCGAGGGCTACGAAAACTTCATCATTCAGGGCGGTGCCAGCACCATCCGGAAATGGCGACCGGTGATGATTGTCGAGCAGAAGCCGGGCAAGGGCCGATCGTTCGGCTTGCGCGATCTCGCCGGCGTAGAGCTTCTGCAAAGCTGGGGCGCGCGGCTGGTCGAGAGCTACGCCGGCGACTACGTGATGGCATGGTGATGCAGCACGACAGTCATTTGTGGAGCTATTATGCCGAGATAATCTGGCGCCGACTGCTGCCCAAGCACATGCGCGAAGCCTTGAGGCGCGGCTGGTGAATGCTCTGGTGTTGCATCGAGCCGGAGCGCGAGGAGAAGACTGCCACCATCATGCAGGCGGTGGCGCACGGTTTCGGCGGTCGAACGTGCATCGGCGAGCCCCCGGACGATGGCGAGATGTTCATCGTCTGGGGGCAATTGTGGACCGCGCTCAAGGCGATCCAGAAGGCGCGTGAGACGGGACGGCCGTATCTTCATCTCGACAACGGCTATGTGAAGCCGGCGCGCGGCATGCCGATTGGCTACTACCGCATCACCTATTGCTCGCCCGCGCCGATCCTGCTGGATGACCCGCCGAAAGCGAGGGTAAAGGTCCCGATGCACCCATGGCGGACGCAGGGCCGCCATGTGCTGATCGGCATCCCCGGCGCCGACTATGGCAAGGCGTGGGGCATGGACATGCAGGCGTGGCTGCGGACCTGCGTCACCATCCTGCGGCGGCACACCGAGCGGCCGGCCTACACCCGGCACAAGAAAAGCCACATGCCGCTGGCGCGCGACTTCCGCAATTGCTGGGCCGTCTACACCCATTCCAGCAACATCGGGGTTGACGCGGTGCTCGCCGGCATCCCGCTTTTCTGCGCCGAAACCAACCCGGCGGCGCCGGTCGGGAACATCGACATCGCCGACATCAGCCGGCCGGCCATGCCGGACCGGCAGCGCTGGTTCGACAGCTTAATGGCCCAGCAATACACCTTGAGTGAAATGCGCTCCGGCCTCGCCCGGGAATACGTCGGGGCGGTGATCCAACAAGCGAAAGCGAGCGCAGCATGTCAACCCAGATCGCCTATGCTGACGGCAATCTGACCGGCTCGACCACCTTCAAGGCTGCGGAGACCGGCACATCCGCGCTCGCCATGGTCCGCGCCAACACCACGACACTTGCCTCGAACGCCAACGTTTCCTCGCCCTCCTTCACCATCACCAACGCCAAGGTGATCGAAGGCGTCATGCTGTTTTTGATGGCGAACCAAGCCGCGCCCGCCGGCACGCTTCTGGTCGAATTGCAGAAGAGCGGCACGACGCAGGCGAGCGTCACCGTCAACACGGCCGATCTTCCGCACAGCGCCACCGGCACCAACGACGTGCTCGCCGTGGTGCCGTGCTTCTTCAAGTTTTCGTCCACGGCGACAGGCGATGGCGCGACCGGCTGGACCGTCAAGCTCACACTCAACAACACAAGCGGCAACGGCATCACTTATAGCCGCAACTCGGCGACCGCCGGCGACATGACGCGCGCGCTGCGCACGTCCACGGCCGGCGCGCCATCCGCCGCAGATGATCTTTACATCCTCGGCGAACTGACCGGCCAAGGCACGCACAACGCCCGCGCCGTCACGATGGATTCGACGGCGACCACGGCCTACGGCAGCGGCACCGTCAACTCGACCAGCGCCAACGGCGGCGGCATCCGGATTGCGTGCTACGGCACGCTGGCCTACGGCACCACCGGCTCGACCGCCTATAATCTTCGCGTCAATGGCGACGTGGAGGTGATGTGGAATGGCACGCTCGACATCGGCTCTTCAGGATCGGAGATTCCGCGATCGTCGGCGGCCGTGCTCGAATTGCAAATGGCCTCGGCCAATCTCGACTTCGGCCTGTTGGTGCGCAACCTAGGTGTGCTCAACATTGCAGGTCTCTCGCGCACTAGCGGCAAGAATGTCGCCAAGTGCAAGCTGACCGCGGACCTTGCCGGCGCCACCGTCCTGACGTCGGGCCCTTCCGCAACAAATGCGACGAACACGCTGCTAGGCTCGCAGGACCCGACCGGCGTCTCGCTGCTGGCATCCTCGGTGGTCGACACGACCACGAACGCAACGCACAGCCTCGCATGGTCGGCGCCCAGCATCACCAACACCACCCAGACGGCGCAAGTCTGGCTCGCACGCGGGTCCGGCACCAACAACCGCTTCGTGCGGTTCTGCGTCGGCAATGCCACCAACTTCGCCAGCGTCACGAACGGCTTCTATGTCGACGTCGACTTGTCGGCCGGTACGGTAGGAACGCCGACGGCGGTCGGCACGGGCGCGGCGACCAGCGCGTCCATCACGGCCGTGGGCGCCGGCTATGTCGTCACGCTGACCGGCAAGGTCGCCTCCGGTGCGGCAACGCCAAGCGTCCTGATCAACATCTGCTCGGCGTCTGGCACGACGAGCTTTGCCGGCGCCAACAATCAGGCCCTGATCTATGAGGGCGTGCAGCTTGTCACGGCATCCTCGATCTCGACCACGTTTAGCGTCGACACGGATACCGGCTGGCTTTCCGGCGACAAAGTCTGCATCGCCGCGACCATGCGCACGCCCGGCGATAGCGAGGATTTCGTTCTCAGCGCTGATGCCGGCTCGACGTCCTTTGCCAGCGCGCTCTATCCGTTCGGCTATGGTGGCCCGACCACCTCGATCGCCGGCACGCACAGCGGTACCTCGCCGACGCAGGCCGAAATCGGGCTGCTCACCCGCAACGTCAAGATCAGGTCGGTCTCTTCGTCGCTGTGGGGCTATGTGCAGGCCGAGCCGCTCGCAACCGTGAGCGCCTCATGGGCCGAGTTCTACTATCTGGGCGCCAACACCGTGAACAAGTACGGCCTCGCGCTTTTCGGCGGCGCCGTCACCAACGCCAAGAGCGTTGCACATTGCGCGCTTCACGATATGTACGTCGGCTGCTACGTGGTCGGCGGCGGCCTGACGTCCGCCGGCGTGACGCTATCCAGCAACGTGGTGTGGAACACCACCTCGATCGGCATCGACATTTCAAGCACCATCGCCGACGGCGACTATTCGCTGGATGGCAACCTTGCGATCAAGACCGGCTCCTACGGCTACTTCCTCAACGATGGCGCATCGGGAACGATCACCAACAATGTCTCGGCGAGCTTCACCACCTATGGCTTCAATGTTTCGTCCGGACTGACCGGCGCGGTCGCCATCGGAACATTCCAAAACAACACCGCGCACTCTGGCGCCGGAACTGGCATGCTGTTCTCCCCTTCCATCAGCTACGGCACGATTGATGGCTGGACGGCCTATCGCAACAGCACCGCAGGCATTCAATGCGGGACCGGCTCGATGTCGGACGCGCTCTTTACCAACCTGACGCTCTTCGGTAATGGCAACGGCATCCTCTTCGATAACGATGTGCTCAACATCTCGACTGGCGTCATCTGCGGAGACAGCAGCTTCGCGCAAGCCTCCGGGATTCTGATCACGGGCACGCTGGCCATGCGCATGAACCTTGCCAGCATCGACTTCAGCCCCGGCACTGGCATCTATGTCGCCAACAGCACAGCCGACATCAATTTCTCGATCAGCAATTGGCGGGTGCTTGTCGAGGCCTTCCTCAATGACTGCCACAATGGCACGACACCGCTGACCGGCAACGGCAGCACGAAGGCAAGCTGGTCAAGCGGCAGCTTCGTCGCCTATCAGGCCTACAATCAGACGGCCGGCGATCACCGCTTTGAGACGCTATATGGGCAACTGAAGACAGATACCTCGATCTTCAAGACGGCGTCACCCTCCATGCGCATGACGCCGAACGTCACGCCGGCAACGCCGGTAGCGTGGACCTTGCTCGCTCAGACGACCCAGTATGGCGCCGGGCCCTCCACCGCGATCGACACCACCGATGCCGACCTGATCACCATCACCTCGGCCGGCGACCAGAGCGCGCCGTTTCCGAGCTTCACCGACAGCGAAGGCAACAGCTTTACCAACGCCCTTTCGTTCGACAATGGCAACGGCCGCATGAGCGGCGCGATCTATGTCTGCCAGAATCCTGTGCAGAGCGCCTCGCACACCTTCACCAAGAGTTCGTCCGCCGATGGCTCGTTTCAGGTGCAGGCATGGAAGGGGTCGTCAGGCGGCGCCAACATCGTCGACCAGACGATCCACGCTTCGTTTGTCGGCGGCACGGGGCAGACGGATTTCCAGCCGGGCAGCATCACGCCGACTGAAGGCAACGAGCTATTGCTTGTCTATCTCGGTCTTGACGATCCAGCCGACACCGGCTCGCCGCAGTTCTCGGCCGACAGCGGCTTCACCGTGCTCGATGCCTCAGACGTGGTCCCGGCCTCGAACTATGGTGGCGTCGGCGCCTACCTTGTGCAGACATCGCCGGCGGCCATTAACCCGACGATCACGCGCTCGAATGCGCTCGGCAGCGGCAAATCCGTCGTCATGCTGATGCTCTCGCTGCGCGGCGCGCCGCAGACGTCGGGCGCCGGGCGGCTGGAAAGCGCCTCGAAAGGCCGCGGCATCCAGAAGAAGGCAACGAATGGCGCGGCAACCAGCATCTCGGTTTGGGTGCGCACCTCCACGGTCGGCGACGGCGCCGCCTATAACGGCGACGCGCCGCGCCTGATCCAGCGCGCCAACGCGGCGCTCGGCGTGACCAATGACGTCGTGCTCGCCACCTCGGCGGGCTCGGCCGGCACATGGACGCAACTCACCGCGACCAGCAGCGTGCCGACCGACGATGGGGTGTGGGAGTTCGTTGTCGACTGCGACGGCACCGCCGGCTGGGTCAACGTGGATGACTGGACATGAGCACGGCCTACGGTTGGACCCGCGGCCTCCCGGGCGGCCTGCCACAGGACGGTAGCCAGAAATACTGGCGCGACGGCCTGCCGCTCAATTACCCGCCCACGGTCTCGATCTATGACGAGGCGATCACGCTCGGCATCGCGGTTGGCGCGTCCGCCGCGGCCACCATCGACATGGACGCCTCGATCAGCCTGCCGGCGGCCGTTGGAACCTCCACCGCGGCCGGCAACAGTGTCGATGCCGGAATAGCCCTCGGCCTCGCTGCGGGGCTCGCTGGTAGCGCCTCCCTGTCCATGGACGAAAGCATCACCCTCGCCGCCGCACTCAGCCACAGCGCCACGGCTGCCTTGGGGATCGACGTTTCCGTAGAACTGGACCTTGTCGCGGGGATTTCAGGTTCGGCCGGCCTCGTATTCGAGGGCGCGATCACGCTGGGCGTGGGCGTGGGGGCTTCCGCCAGCGCCACCGCCGACATGGCCGAAACGGTCCTATTCGCCGTCACGATGACTGGCGAGGCGGCCGCGGCAATGGAGATCGAGGCGGCGGCGACCTTGGCTGTCCATCTCGCCATGCGCGCCACCACCGGCGGCAAGCCGATCGGCACGGTCATCGCGCTACAGGGAACGGTAAGCAATCTTTACAGCCTTGCCGGTATCAAATCGACCACCGCCGCGGTCGAGGGCGTTCTCGACGTCACGATCAGGCTTTCCGGACAGGTCGACCAACCCAACTGAGGGGCCAAGATGAAAAACGTTCAATCCGCCACGTTTGGCCTCAAAACTGGCGCAGGGCTCGATGCCAAGGCCGCGGCGCCGATCGGTGGGATAGGCCTCAAGAGCAGCTATCATTTCGAATGCTTCGGCGCCGATGGCAAGCTGAAGTGGGAGGAGACGGCCGAAAATCTGGTTGTGAACGTCGGGCTCAATGACGTCCTCTCGCAATACTTCAAGGGTTCGAGCTACACCGCCGGCTTCTTCGTGGGCCTGAAGGACACCGGCACGATCGCCGACAGCGACACGATGGCCAGTCATTCGGGCTGGACGGAGGACACGACCTATTCCAACGCGACGCGGCCGGCCTTCACGCCGGGCTCGGTCTCCGGCCAGTCGGTCGACAACTCGGGTTCGAAAGCGGTGTTCAACATCAACGGATCGAGCACGATCTATGGTGCGTTCATGACGACATCGAGCACCAAGGGCGGCACCACCGGCGTGCTCTATGGTGCCGTCGACTTCGGCGCGCAGCGTTCGGTCGAATCCGGCGATACCTTGAACGTCACCGTCACGGCGACCGCGAGCGCTGCGTAATGCCGGGGCCGGCGACCAGCCAGACGGTGACCATGTGGGCCGGCGACACGGTCACCATCTACATCCCCGTGCTCGATGACGACGGCAACGAGGTCGATCTCGGCGGCGCGACGGCAGTATGGTGGATGGGCAAGAGCGCGAAGGCCGTTCCGCCCGACGTCTACATCACAAAGCGAAGCGACCAGACGATGACGGGCGACGATGGCGTCACCCGTCCCCAGATCGAAATCGCCCATGAGACGGACCGCTGGGCCTTGTCGATCCACCTCAATCGCGCCGACACCGAGACCGGTGTCGGCTCCAACCCTCCGCCCAAGACCTACTACCACGAAGCCGGCATCATTGACGCCAGCGGCAACAAGGCTACGGTGACCACCGGCCCCTTCGTCCTCAACCCGGCGATCGGAGGCAATCAGGCCAATGGCTGATCTCGACACCATTCGTGTGCTGGTCGGCGACGTCGACGACGGCTCCTCGACGCTCCTGATCGATGACGATTCCATCAACCTGATCGCGGCGAGCTACACCTCGAACATCAGCGCGGCGGCGGCCGTTGCCGACGCGATTGCCGCGAAGTTCTCGCGCAAGGTCGACTTCCGCCTTGAAGGCCTGTCCTTTTCCAATTCGCAGAAGGCCAAGGCCTACATGGCGCTGGCGCAGCGGCTTCGCGTGCAGGCCAACAACGAGGATTCGAGCCAGATGGGCGTCTCCATCACCGGCACTTCGATCTCCGAAATGGATGGCGTGCAGGAGAACGTCGACCGTCCCGGCTCGCTGTTCAAGGTCGGCATGCAGCAGGACCCGGAGGTTGGCGGAGGTAACGACGCACAATGAGCCTCGCGACCGACCTTCAGGACGATATCGGCGAACTGCTCGACGATCCGGATGTGGGGCGCGACATCACGATCACGCGCGATGTGCCGGGCACCTATGATCCGGAAGACGGCTCGGTTGTGGAAACCGCGCCTCTCACATGGAAGACGCGCGGCCTGCTGCTCAACTACAATGACGCTCTGGTGAACGGCGAGGACATCAAGCGCGGCGACCGGCGCCTGTATGTGAAGATCAAAAACACGACCTATGTCGCGGCGATCGGCGACAAGGTCGACGTCAAGACGGCGGTATTGACCGTCGTCAACTTCAAGACGATCGAGCTAACCGCGACCACCATCGTCTACATCTTGCAGGTCCGGCAATGATCGGCGTGAATTTCGATCTCGACACGGTGATGGCCCAGCTTGATCACGCGCAGGACAAGCTGAAGGAGTTCGCCGTCGAGTTCATTCAGGACATGAACCAAGAGGTGGTCGAGAATACGCCCTACAAGACAGGCAACCTTCGCGGCTCATGGTACGCGGCCCTCAACGACATGCCGAATGCGGCGAACGGACCGCCCGACGCCGGCGGCGGCGCGGTCGCCCGGCTCAATCTCACGGTGGCGGATATCAAGCTTGGCGACGTCTATTATGCGGTGAACGGCGCCAACTATGCCGTCTTCGTCGAGTACGGCACGGTCCACATGGAGGGGCGCTTCTTCGTGCAGAACACGGTCGGCAATGCACCTTCGATCGCGGCGGCGACGCTGGCAAGGATTGCCGAAACATGACGATTGCACAGGACATCCGCGGCGCGCTTCAGGGCGTGCTAGATACCATCGACGGCTTCCCGCCGGCGAGCCAGCGCGGCTATGACGGCGTGGTGTTCTCGCCGACCGCCGGCATCCCGTGGGCGCGGATCAATCTGATCACCAATGCCGGCATGCCGTTCTCGCTCAATACCAGCGACGTCGAAGGCGGCTTCCTTCAGGTCAGCTACTTCTTTCCCGGGCCCAGCAAGGGCACGGCCGCGGCCGAGGCGATGGCGGACACGATCGCCAATGCCTACCGCGCCTTCTATCGCGGCGGCCTGTCGAAAGGCGCCGCACGGCTCTGGATCGGCTTTGTCCGCCGCGGACCGCTGCTCCCGGACGCCGACTATATTCAGGCGCCTGTGCGGGTCGGCTGGCGCTGTTTAACGGCCTCTTGAGAATTTTGGCCCTAACTCTCCGACCGATCACCAATTCATGGCCAAGGCTGCGGCGTTTTCTGAAACCGGCCACCATCCTTAAAGGAGCACGCAATGGGTACAGCCGGCCTCGTCAACGCCTCACTCGGCTGCACGATCTCGATCGGTACCACGGCTGACGATCAGGTCAGCGACACCTATGTCGAAATCGGCGAAGTCGTCACCATCCCGCCGATCGGCCTCGCCTACGACTCGATCAACTTCGCCGCGCTGGCCGATGGTTTCGAGCGCTTCTTCAAGTCGATCGGCAAGGGCGGCAACCCGCAGCTTGGCGTCGGTCGAAAGTCCTCGGACGCCGGTCAGGCCGCGGCCTTGGTCGCACTGTCCTCGCATCTCGACTACAACTTCGTGGTGGAGTTGAACGATTCGTCCGAAGCGACTGGCAGCCACGGCACCAAGATTTACTTCAAGGCCAAGGTCATGAGCTATCAGACTGGCCCCTTCACGATCACGTCGGTGGTCATGGCGACGATCCAGCTTGGCATCAACGCCGCGACGTTTATCGACGTCGACGCGACCTAACTTTCTCCTGCGACCTTGGGCGTGGGAGGATGACGCGCCTCCCGCGAAATAGCAGGAAAACTTGAGGGGCCTCGCATGGTGCGGGGCCCCACTTTTGCGGAGGATGAGGCTTTGGGTTTCGATCTCGGTAAAATTGAAACGCGCAAATACGCCGACGAAGGCAAGTATTTCCCGATCCGGCATCCCGTCACGGGCGAGCCCGTGCTCGATGACAACAAGAAACCCGTCGAGATTTTGATCTCCGGGGCCGATGCCAGTCGCATCAAGAATGCCGTGGAAGAGCGCCAGCGCACGCGCCGCGCCGCGGTCGAAGCGGCGGCCAACAAGCCGGCCGATCAGCGCCCTGACTACAATGGATGGCAGACACGCGAGAAGGACATGATCGATGATCTTGTGCTTCTCACCGAGGGGTGGACCGACAACCTCGAACTGGACGGCAAGCCGCTGCTGTTTTCGAAGGAGAATGCCGCCATTCTCTACCAGCGATTCCCGGAAATCGCAGAGCAGATGACGCGCAACGCGACCAACCGCATCAATTTTATGCCGGCCTCGCCGAAGAAGTAATCAACTTCGCTGAGGCCGAAATTCTCAAAGCCCTCGGGCTCGGTGACATGGTTGCGTGGCAGCCGCCATCGAGCCCGATGACGCGGCAACTCTGGCGCTGGTTCTGCCAGATCGATGAAAGCCGCGACCAGCTTCGCCTTACCGAGCCGACCACCACCATGACGGGCGCGCTCGCGTGGAAGGTCACCTCGCGCATCATGCGCGCCAAGCCGTCCGAGATTCTGGCGTGGTTCGAGTTGACTGGCACGCGGCCGGACCACCCTTGGCAGGTCGCCGCGCTTCTCCTCATTGACGATTTCTTTGTCCGGACCCGCAATGATCCGCCGGCGCCACAGGTCAAGGCCACGGGCACGGCGCTCAAAGCCATGTTCGCCGCGATCGGCAAGAGGAAGAAGAAAAAATGACCGACATTGCCAATGTTGGCTTTTCGACGGACACCGGCCCGCTGAAAAGCCTGTCCGATCAGGTCGATAGCACCAAGCAGAGCGTCAAGGGCCTCAACGACGAGATGCAGCGGACGCCGCCGGCGGCACAGGCCGCGGCGGCCTCGCTCAATCAGGTGAACGCGGCGGCGCAGTCGGTGAAGAATGCCGGCGCCGACACCGCCATGTCGAACGTCAGCCAAGGGCTGGCCAAGACCGGCGATGCCGCATTGCAGGCCGCCACCGGCATGACGCAAGTCGGCACGGCAACCAAGACGGTGGCGCAGTCTCTCGACGGCAGTCTATCGCCCTCGGTGCAGCGCGCGACCGGCTTCCTTTCCACCTTCCGGCAGGCCTTCCTCGACAGCTTCAACAACGCGATCTCGCAAGCCAGCGCGCCGATCGCAGAGGCCGGCAAGGTCACCCAGCAGCTTGAAGACTACGTCTCGCGAACCGGCGCGTCCTACACGCAGGCGGCCGAGGCGATCAAGACAAGCACCGCCGCTCAAGCGGCGATGAATGAGACGACCAAGACATCCGGATCGGTATGGCAGTCGATCAAGGATACCGTGCTCGGCTACGCGAGCGGCCTTGGTGGCGCAACCTCGGCCATGGGCACGCACACCACCGCGACGAAGAGCATGGAGGCGGAGCATGAGCGGGCCAACGCGACCGCATCCGAGTTGCGCGAGACCATGCACACCTTGGAGGCGCCGCTCGATGCGCTCGGCCTGAAGTTCTCGACCATCTCGCAGTTCTCCGGCGCCGCTCGCGCCGGCCTGCTTGCGCTCGGCGCCTCGATCGCCGGCGACGTGCTGGTCGAGATGCAGAAGATGGCGGATGAGTCCGAAATCCTGCGCACGCGGCTCGAAGGATTGGCGGGTCTATCCATCGGCGATCGGTTGGCCGAGGAGTTCGAGAAAGCCGTCAATGGCGTCGACAAGCTCCCCGAATCGACCTCGGCCGCGGTGGAAGCCATCGTCAAATTCCAACAGGTGCAACTGCCGCAGTTCATCACACCGGCGCAGGTTGCGGGCTTCCAAGACCTGAAGGTCAACTCCGAAGCGGCCGTCGAAGCGGTCAAGACACTCTATGAGCAGATGCGGCTTGGTGGCGCGTCAAGCTCGGAGGCCATCGCAGCAACCAACAAGTTCTTTCAGGAGGCGCAGCAGAACGGCAAGATCACCGCACAATCGTTCCAGCAATTGCAGGATGCCTCGCCCGCCGCAGCGCAGGCGATCACCAACGTTTTCTTCCAAGGCCGAGCATCGGCATCCCAGTTTATCGAGGCGTTGAAGCAGCAGCCGGCGAGCGTGCAGTCGATCATCCGAGCGTTGCAGCAGATGTCGACCGCGACGGACTCTTCGTTCCGCAGCATGATCGCCAACCCGAAGACGGTGCAGGACGCCCTCGAAAAATTGCGCGGCGCCTTCAACGATCTCGGACACGATGCCAATCAGGCTTTCCTCGGCGCCGATCAGGGGCCGGGCATGGTCACGCGCGCGATCAACTTCTTGGCTGATGGCATTGAGGAAATCAACCGCGACCTGCCGGGCATGAAGGCGCAGTTTGATCTCACCAGTGCGGCGACGAAGTCGTGGTCGGACATGATCAAGACCACGGCCGATGACACGACGTTGTTCGGCACGCGCATCGACATCGACATCGTCGGCGCCGTCGAGAAAGCGCTGATCACGATTGGCGACTTCGTCAATCAGGCACCGCAGCAGATGGCGGATTTCGCCAATAGCTCGATCGCCTCGATCGAGGGTTGGGCGACAAAATTCGTGCAGAGCATCTCGACGGCGCTCTCCACCGCACTCTCGAACATCCAGAGCTTCGCCTCGCAAGCGCTCGCCGCGCTTCAGAGCGTAAGCTCCGCCATCACGAGCGCTGCCGGCAGCGCAGCCAATGCCGCCAGCGGCGCGATCGGCGCCAACATGGCCAATGCCGCGAGCCCGACCGGCGTCGACATGACCGGCGCGTCCTTCGACAACTCCAACATCACGCAGTCGACCGACAGCAACGTGGTGCCGGACTCGCCGTTCCCGGGGTTCGCCACCGGCGGCAGCTTTACCGTCGGCGGCTCCGGCGGCACCGACAGCCAGCTTATCCAGTTCATGGCCACCCCGGGCGAGCAGGTCACGATCGACCAGCCGGGCGGCTCTGCAACGGGTGGCACGGCAGCCGCCGGCGTCACGCTGGGCTCGCTCATTCCCGGACCCGATACCGGCCCGGCGAGCGCTGGCGCGCCGGCCGCCTCGCCCGATCTTTTGGTAGCCGGCATCAAGCAGGCGCTCGATGAGGAGACGGCGAAGCTGACCGACGCCGGCAGCAACAATGCCACCAACATCGCAGCCGCGGTCAACACGTCCTCGACCAACATCGTCAATCAACTGAAGCTGATGAGCGGTGTTGCCGCGCCGGTCACGACCACCGGAACGGGCGCGCCGAGCACGACTTCGGGCGCTTCTGGCGCGGCATCGTCTTCAACATCTTCGCTGCCGTCTGGCGGTGGTGGCGGCGGCACTGGCAACGCCTTCAAGGATATCGATGCTGCACAAAAAGCCGCGGACCAAGAGGCGGCACAGGAGCAGCAGGCGAGCGCTAGAGCGGCGGCATCCGGGTTCAATCCGATCGGCGGAACGCCCGGGATTGGCCAGTCGATCGGAGACTCTTCGGAGCAGACGAGCGGCGGTGGCGGTCAGCCAAAGCAAAAAAGGCCGACGGATTACGGCGCCACCCAATCGAACCAGCCGCTCGGCGCGAATGGCTTGCCTGTCACTGGGCCGTCGGGCTCGCCGGACCTTCAGCAGTACGGCCCGCTCAACAACATCGACACCAGCCAACCCTCGCCCGGCACAGTGCCGGTCACGGTGAACGGCAAGACCACCTATGTGCCGAAGGAGGAGCCCGGCGCGCCGGTCCAAGGCTATGGCACGATGCAGGAGGTGCCGAGCGGCGGCTCCGGCGATCTCAAGCAACAGACGGACACACTCAAATCATCGCAGGACACCGGCTTCAAGTCGGTTTCCGACGCCGTCCAGCAGCAGGCGGACGCGGCTCGCCAAGCCGGCGATCAAACCGCGCAACGCTCGCAGCAGGTCGCGGATGCCGTGCAGCAGCAGGGCCAGCAGGCGCAACAGATCGGCCAGCAGACGATCGCGCAGGCGCAACAGGACTCGGCCACCGCGACGCAGGGCAACTCGCTTGCGCAGGCCGGCAACGACCTTACGCAGTCGATTGGCGACCAAACCGACCAGACGCTTCAGCAGGGCAATTCGCAGGCCCAGTCGGCGAGCGACCAGAACGTGCAGGGCTTGCAGGCCAACCAGCAGGCCACCGAAACCGGCGCGAGCGACGTTGCCAACGCGACCACGACAGGCAGCGGCAATGTCACCGACGCCGTCAACACCAGTGCGAGCACGATCTCACAGGCGATCTCGCAGGCTATCGGCAGCCTTGCTTCAAGCATGTCCGCGGCACAGGCCAGCAGCGCCACAGGCGCAAGCGATACAGGTGGTGACACGGGCAGCTTCAACGACACCGGCAGCAGCGACGTCAGCGGCGTCGGCGATATCGGGGGCACCGGCACCTCGATCGGCGACAATATGAACGGCGCCGGCGGCTTGCCGATGGAGGAGGGCTTTGCGACCGGCGGCCAGTTCCTTGTCCGCGGCCCGGGGCATGCCGACACCGAGCATATTTCGTTCATGGCAAGCCCGGGCGAGACCATTACCATCACGCCGCCCGGCGGCGCACCACCACCCAACCCGTCGATGGATTCGCATGCGGCTGGCGGCCGAAAGTCCGGCTATGCGACCGGCGGCCAAATGACGCTTGGCGGCGCCATGGGCACGCCGACCGTGCCGCAGGAGTCTGCCGATCTCCTCACCTCGCACATGGCAAGCCTGCTTTCCAATCAGGCCGCGCAGATCAGCGACAAGATCGGCGTCATGGGGCAGAACATTATTGCCTCGGCAAACGATTCCGCCTCCACGATCCAGCAGGCGATCAGCACAGTCGCCTCGAAAATCCCTGATCCTGTGGCTCCGGTCGCTGCGGCACAATCATCGTCTTCGGTGGCCGGAAGCGCGTCGAGCGGCGGAAGCTCCGGGCTAACCATGCAAAATGCATTTGGCCCGGTAAACCAGCTTACCTCGGACGGTGCCTATGTGAACGGCGTCAAGTACCTGATGGGGCCGAACGGGTATCAGAAGGCCTTCGCTACCGGTGGCCAGTTCATGGTTGGCGGCGGCACGGGCCTGCCCAGCTTCGCCACCGGCGGCCAGATCACAGCCGGTAGCAACGACAACGCCGATCCCGGCGCTGATGTCGTTTCCAACTCGATCGACAGCAAGGTCGCGAATGCGACCGATGCTATGAAGAAGAAGATCGACACCGCGACCGGCTCGATCAGCAATGCGATGAGCAGCAACAATAACTCGATTGTTGCAGCGGTGAACGCGATCGGAGATCGTTTCGATGCGTGGCACGCATCGGTGGATATCTCGCCGCATCAAATCGCGGCGCCAGCAATGAGCGGCTTTGCGAGCAGCAGCGGCTCGGCAAGCGGCCCATTCGTTGGAGCCAGTGGGCAGGGGCTCAACATGCTCACTTCCGATGGTGCCATAGTGAACGGCTCAAAGTACGTCATGGGGCCCAATGGATATCAGCAGGTTGGGTTTGCCACCGGCGGACAATTCACTGTCAACCGCGGGCTTGCCGATGGCGGCGTGCTCACCGTGCCGGGTGGCCAAAGCGGAACGGACAGCGTCGACGTGCAGGTCAAGGCCGCGCCCGGCGAGAAGATCATGGTGCTGCCAGCCGATCAGGCCGCGAAGATGAAAGCGCAGGCCAAGGATACACAGCAGATATCGGCCGAGCCGATCGAGGATTACCTGCCGAAGCCACTCAGCGTGCCGGGTAACAGCGGCGCGACCGCGACCAGCAGCGTTGCTTCCGGCATGTCGTCAGCCTCCGCGCCAGTCGCGGCAAACAGCAACAGGTCCGGCGGCGCCGGTGGCGACCGGCCGATCATCATCCAAGTGCAGCAGGGCGTCACGGCTGACCAATTCATTCGCTCGCGGGCGCAGATTGCCGGAGCCTTCAAATGACCCTGACTGTCTTCACACAACTCCCGGATTCGGTCGCGCTCGGCGCGCAAGTCTCCTTCATGCCATCGACGGCGAAGAACCCAAGCGAGAGCGGCAACAATAACCGCTTCTCGCTGCGCCCGATCAAACGGAATTATACCGTCTCGATCAGCCCAGACGATTCGGATGAGATGCAGGCCATCATCATGGCTCTCTTGGGCGATCGCTTCCCGCTCGCCATGCGCGACTACGCGGCCTATCAGGTCACTGCGGAGGATTGCCAGTTCGACAATCTCACCGGCGATTGGCTGATGGGCCGAACATGGGCGCCATCAACCGGCAATTTCCAGTTCTTCGAGCGCATCCTCGTACCCGAAAGCATGGTGGTGTCGCTCAATGGATCGCCGGCGACGACATCGAGCTACGCCATCAGCGACTTCGGCCGCATCCAGTTTTCCGGCGGTGTCACGACAAGTGACACGGTCTCTATCACCGGCACCTACCTGACGCCGGTCGCGCTCATGGACGCGCCGGCCCTGCAACTATTCGGCTCGATCGGGGGCGTCCCGCAATCGCAGTTTTCATCCATGCGATTCGAGCAGCTTTATGAGAAAGAACTGATCGACATCTTGGCGGAGGCGACGTGAGGGACATTCCTTTTTCCCAGAATGCGAGAGGGCTTGAATATGCGATCTCGATCACCCAGCCGAATGAGACCATCCGCATCGTTACTGGCGTTGACGACATCATGCTCAACGGCCTGCTTTACGAGGCGCGCAACTCGCTCAACGTGACCCAGATCGCTTTCTCGGCCGATGGCACGGCATCCAACGCCGACGTTCGTATCTCGGCCTCGCAAACCTCGGTGCGCCCCGGCATCGGCGCCCGCGGCCTGATCGATGGCCTGCAAATCACCATCGAGCTTTACGACCCGCGCCACCCCGAGCTTGGTACGGTCGACATGATGCCGGGCGCGACGATCGGCAGCGTGTCCGAAGACACCAATCGCATCATCGTGTTCGCCGTGCAGGGACCGTTGTCCGGCCTCAAGGCGCCGATGTGCGAGGTGCATACCGTCGTCTGCCGCGCGCGCCTTGGCGACGCGCGCTGCAAGGTCCCGCTTGCGGTCGACGATGTCGCGCGCAACACCGCCTATTTCAAAAAGGACACCAACAGCAGCCTGACTGCCGGCCCATGGGATACGTGGGCTCGCAAGCAGGAAGGCGGGAGCTACAACGACCGTGTCTATGAATGCACCACCGCCGGCACCACGGCGGCGACCGCTCCGACCTATCCAACCACGATCGGCGATACCGTCACCGACGGCACAGCCGTGTTCACATGCCGGCAGGCATGGCTATGTGCTGCGAGCGGCGAGGCGCTGGACTTCTTCAACATCCAACTGGACGCCGACCCCTCCATTGATGTTGCGGTCTCTCCCAACTTCACGCTCGGAAACATCATCCCGCGCACCGGCGACCTGAAGGACACGCTGATACCGATCAAGTTCTATGATCCGGACACCTTCATCGTGACGACATGGCAGCCCTTTGCGCCCAGCAACTTCCCGAGCGGCACCGTCTTCGAAATCCATCCCGGTTGCGACCGCCTCATGACGACATGCATCAACACTTTCAACAATCTGAACAACTTCAGGGGCACGCCCTACGCCCCAAACTCTGACCTACAAACCGGGAGGGCATAAATGTCCTACGCAGACGACCCGGTCACCTACTCGACGAATGCCCAAGGCCAGACTGTGGCGACGTGGACCGGAGGGCCGAACCCCGGCACATTCGTCTATGAGCAAGACCAGCCGAACGGAAACTATGGTTGGGACAAGATTGTCACGGCCACGCCGACCGGCCCGATCGCCCCGCCGGCGCCGACCCCGGTCGCGCCGCATCTTCAGTTTTCCAATGCAACGATCGGCAGCAACATCTTCCTGATGTACGGCGATTGCCGGCTGCCCGGGCAGATCGCATGGGCTCCCGGGATCGACGCCACCAACAATGTGCTCGACACATCCTTCCTCACCTTTATGACCGTGTACGGCGAGCCGCTCGACCCGAGCGAGTCCGTCGAGATCGCGAGCATGTCGGCGAACGGCACGACGTTCTATCAAAGCGGAGGCGTTGTCACGGTCGACAATCTCTCGGCCGATGCACAGGCCGCGCTCGCGACCAGCGTTGCAACCATGGCAGTCTATACCGGCAGCGAGACGCAACTGCCCGATCCGACCATGGAGGACTATCTCGGTGTCGGCAACGTGCCGGCCTATCGTGGTCTTCGCTACATCGTCTTTCAGGACTTCCCGATCGAAATCACCAACGGCGCCGTCCCGAACATCATCGTTGAATGGCGGCGCACTGGCGGCTTGCTCAACGTCTCGGATGTTATGGCCAAGCTGATCAACCGGGTGAACTGGCGCTCGCAATATGCCCAGTCTCGCGCCACCATCTTCTTCGGAGCGCCGACGATCGATGGCATCGACGATCTTTGCCAAGGGATTCAGGTCACCTCGCAAAGCTCGCTGCTCGACCACCTCAACAACCATCGCAACCTCTACAATTTCCAGATCAAGGAAGAGAATCCAGTCAAGGTCGTGCGGCGCGCGGTAGCCTCTGATCTTGTCATCGACATCTCCGTCAATGAGGCGGACCTTGCCGTCGATAGTGGAGCACCTGCACTCACGACCAACCGCGCCAACCCGGCCGACTTTCCTGTCGGCTTGAACCTGTCCTATTGCGATCCTGATCACGCCTTCGACATCAAGGTAGCGCCGGCCGTGTTCGATGGTACGGCGCCGGGAAGGTCGACGGCGACATCATCCGCCATCCTCACGGCGCAGATGGATTACGTGGTCGACGCCACGACCGCGCGAACGATCGCTTACAATGCGATGTTCGACCTGCGATCGTATGCCGCCCGCGCACAGCTTGTTCTCAAAGACCTTCGTGCCGAGGTCGGCGACGTGGTGGCGGTGACCACCGCAAACGGCGATGAGTATGTGCTCTTGGTCAATCAGCAGACGATCACCAAGACGCGGTCGAATGCGATGCAGTGCCTGCAACTGTTGTCGGCCGCCGGCGGCGACGTCAACGGCGATGGCGGCAACGATGGCGGCTCGGCAACCCGGCTGCACTGGCCCGACGAAGTGACGCGACAAGACATCATCGCGACTGCGGACAAGATTTACACGACCTGCGACAGCCTCGGCACGGTCATCAGCTTCAACCTCCGCGACACTCCGTTGCGCAAGGTCACCAAGAGCAAGTGGCGCAATCTGGGGCAGATTGACCCGAATGGTCTCAACTGGGGTGGCGATGCCTTCTACCTTGAGATCGGC